TCTGAAATATCTAAATTATTTTCTGAAATATCTAAATTATTTTCTGAAATATCTAAATTATTTTCTGAAATATCTAAATTATTTTCTGAAATATCTAAATTATTTTCTGAAATATCTAAATTATTTTCTGAAATATCTAAATTATTTTTATCATCCATTATTTTTTTCTAGATAATCCTAATGGTTAAAGCGGATAAATTAATTAAAGAACAAGAAGAAAGAGATGAAAGAAAAAAAATAACATTTAATAAAATTTTTTTATTAATAGAAAAAAAAATAATATTAAGAAGTGCTGCTAATGATTATCATTGTTGGTATTCTATTCCAGAATTTATAATTGGACTTCCAATGTATTCATTAAAAGAATGTAAAGAATACATTGAAAATAAATTAAAAAAAAATAAATTTAAAACCGAATTTTTTGAACCGAATATTATTTTTATAAATTGGTTGCCAGAAAAAAAAAATAAAGATAAATAAAAATATATAAATTATTTTTTTTCATTTTTAGTAACAGAATTAACTAAATTAAAAAATAACATTATACAAATACCAACTAAAATTAAAACAACAATATCTTTATTTGCATCTAGTATATTTGATAAATATTCTAAAATTTTTGGTCTATATTTATTTCTAATTAGTCTTTGACATTTTTTGCATTTATTTAAATGTGAAAAAAAATCATTACAATTATTAATGTTTTTTAAATGATTTTTAGGAATTTGATTAGTTGAAAATTTTTCTAAAGTATTTTTAGGATTATCAGAAATATTATATCTATCGTTATATTTATTAAATTGATTTGTGATATAATCATTCTGTCCCCAAGCATCTTGTATGGAACAATAATTCATAGTTTATAATACTATTGTTATATTCTAGATTTAAATTATTATTTAATTAAAAAATAAAAATCTAAATTTATTTAATGAACTTAACTTTTTTAGAAAATAAGTATTTCTTAGCAATTTTTGCTATTTTTTCTGGTCTTTATAGTGCACAAATACGTCCTGGTCTCCCTAAATTTATAATGGACCTGTTTCAAAATCCTATTTTTAGAGTATTAATATTATCTTTAATAGTAGTTAGAAGTTATAAAGATATTGAATTTTCTATAATTATTGCAATGTCTTTCTTATTAATTACAAATATAGTAATTAATCAATTATTTGAAGACAAATTTACTAATACAGATGTAAATATTGAAAATAATAATCAACAAATATGTAATAATACTTTTTTAGATAAAGAATCAATAATTAGTTGTATTAATACTATAGATAATTATACAACTAATTTAAATGATAAAGATAAAAATTTATCAAAATTATATTGCATGAATAATGTAAATGAAGATAAATTATCTACAATTTGTAAAAATGTTTCAATTCCACCAATAACTCAATTACCCGATATTAACTGTATAGAACAATATAAATTAAAACCAACATATGATATAGAAGATATAAAGGGTGATTGTTCAAAATTACGTTAAATTAAGGGTGCGTTAATTTAAAGAAAAGTTAATTATATTATAATATAATATATGTCTCATTCAGAAACATCAGTAGATATTGATAACATAGATATTATTGATAATAAAGGTAAAATTAATATTAAATCTGAAATAAAAAAAAGTTCTGATACTGATTATTATATGAATTTAATGGCTAATCCAAATAAAACTGTTCCTGAAAAACAAGAATTATCATCTGAATCAGAACTAATAAACTCTGATTCATCAGATTTAAAAAAAACACAATCTGAAATAAATTCTTCAAGTAATTCTTCAAGAAGTTCCACTAAAAGCAAAAAATCAAATTCAAGTCATTATAAATCAGAACATAATAATTTACCAAAATCTAATGAATATTCTATTCCAAATTCTGTTCCAAATTCTACAAATGTTCAATTAACACAACAAGAAATAAGAATTAAAAAAATAGAATTATTAAGAAAATTATCTGAAATTAAAACAAAAGGGTTTAGTTTAACTAAAGAATATGATTTTAATTCTTCTGTTGATGAAATGGAATACGAATATGCTTTACTTAAAAGTTTTGTAGATAAAAGAAATAGTGTGAAAGTATTTAAATCTGGTTTATTACAAACTGTATCAATAATTGAATTTTTAAATGATAAATATGATCCATTTGATTTTCATTTACAAGGTTGGGGAGAACATATGTCTGTAGAAGTTGATTCTTATGATGATGTTTTAGAAGAGCTTTATGAAAAATATAAAGGTTCTGGAAAAGGAATGCCTCCTGAAGTTAAATTATTATTATTATTAACTGCTTCTGCTGGTGCGTTTCATTTTGCTAAAACACAAACAAGTATTCCCGGATTAGAACAAACATTAAGTAAAAATCCAGAATTAGTAAGTAAATTATTTAATTCAAAAAAGCAACAATCCCAATTTATGAGTGCTCAAGAACTTAATATTCAAAAACAACGTGATATATTACAACAAAGACAACGGGACTTGAAACAAAATCAACAAAATAATACATCTTTTATGTCTACACCAGTAATACCAGATCCAAGAAAAACAATATTAGAACCACAAGCTTCTAATGAAAGTAGTAATAAAATAAATCAAACAAAAGGTATAGAAATTAAAGCTTCTCCAAATGTTCAAGAAATTTTAAATAGAATTAAACAATCACAATCAAATATTGGAACTACAGATACACAAGAGGAATCTTCTACTAATAATGATAGAATTCTTTCAGAACTTAATGTTTCTGAAACAAAAAAAGGACGTAAACCAAAAACAGCTCCTTCAATTTATATTTCAACAAAATAAAAAATTATTCTTTAAAACTATACATATATAATTTTAAAGAAAAAAACTATTATTTTAATAGATGTCTGAAATAATACAATTAAAAAAACGTGGGCGTAAACCAAAAAATAAATTAATTGAAAATAAAATTAATGATATACCTATTAATTCGGAAGAAGAATCAATAATTGTTCATTTACCAATATCACTTAATGATGTTGAAAGTACATATTACGATGATGTTAAAACAGACGAAAATAATATTTTTATTAAATCCGAATCTGATTTTACAAATATAAAATTTAAAGAAAATGTTAATTGTAAACAAAATAAATCAGAAGAAAATGAAGATAAAATAATAGAAAAAATTAATCAAAAAATATTAGAAACAGAAAAAATTTTTATATTAGGAAAAAATTTAAATAAAGTTAATGTTCATAATATTCAATTTAAACAAAATACTAAATGTTTATGGTGTAAACATAATTTTACCACTATACCAGTAGAAATGCCGGAAGATTATTATAATGATATATTTTATTGTTATGGTCATTATTGTTCTTGGAATTGTATGATGGCATATAATATTGATTTAAATGATACTGCAACTTGGAAAAGGGGTTCTTTAATTAATTTAATGTTTTATAAAACGTATGGGTTTTTTAAAGAAATTATACCAGCTCCATCGTGGCTAATGTTAGAAGATTTTGGAGGTATTTTAGATATTAAAGATTTTAGAAATTTGTTTATTGTTAATAATAAAGACTATTTAGTTTTACATCCACCAATGATAACTAGACAGTTACAAATTGAAGAATCTTATAAAAAATCATTACCTGGAATTGTAAATAAAATTGAAATTTTTCAAGAAAATGATTTAGCACTTAAAAGAAGTAAACCTATTGACTCAAATAATTTTAACCTTGAAAAAACTATGGGATTACGTAGAAAAGTTAAAAAATTTGAAATAAATTAAAAATTGATAATATAAAATTTAATATAAATACATAACTATATTAAATATATATGGCTTTTTTAAACTGTTCATTTTATGAATTACTTAAACCACCTATAGATGAAATAGTTCTTATTGAATTTAACACTTATGAAGAAATGAATATTAAAGGAAAACTTGTTGAATATAATAATGATGTTTTTCTTAATTATTCTGATGCAACGAGAAAACGTAGTGTTTCTAGTTGGAAAAAAATAGTTCCCCTTAATACACAAACTATTGCTAAAGTAGAAAATAATAATTCTGATATAATTCAAGTATCTTTATCTTTCTTAACTGAAAATACAGAACAATTTAATAAAAATAAACAATTAATTAAAATTTTTAAAAAACTGTCAATTATTGAAAGTAAAGATATGACAGAATTATGGAAATTAATTATTTATCCAATTGATAAACATCGTCGTGAAGAATATGAAGTAAAAGATATACCATGTTTGTTAGATTATTGTAATAATGAACAAGTTCTTATTGAATCTATTTTTAAAGAATCTATATATTATGATATTTATCCAAAATTTATAGAACTTTTAGATAATTTAACAAAAGAAAAATCTTATCGTATTATCTCAAAAATTGAGATTGTATCACCTGGTGGTATTCAAAATACAAAAGAATTATTAAATAAAGCAATACAAACTATTAAATTTAATTATTCACTTGTATATGATACAGCACCTACATTTAAGTTTGAATCAAGCTCAATTGAATCATCTGATGATGACCATAAAAGTTTTATTAAATTTTTAGAAACTGAAGGTCAAAAACTTAATCCAAAAACATTTATTCGATGTAATTCAATGATTCATTTATAAATATAAAAATTATATAAATATTTATTAGTAAAGAAAATAGAAGATAACTTAAAAGTTATTTATAATATTCCATTAAGAAATGAAGTTAAACTAGGGATACTATATATTTTATTTATGGTAATTTTGTAGTTTTATACATTAATCCATAGTTGTAATATACTTAATAATAATTTCTTCGTTTTCTAATAGTGAATATAATATTGGTTTATAATGCTCTCTAAATATAGCACATGAATTATCATCTCTAAATTCTGATAATGGAAACCATTTAATTTGTTTTTTCTCAAATAATCCATTATCTTTTGTATTAATCTTATCTTTCGTATAAATCTTATCTTTTGTATAAATCTTATCTTGTAAATAGAATTCTGCAAAGTTATTTACATTTGTAAAATATTGTGGTAATTTTTCATCATAATTTGTTTTAAAAATATAGCTTGTATATCTATCAAAAGTAATTGATAATATCATATTGCAACTTACAATTTTTTCAAAATCATTTTCATTTCCTAAAAATCCATTTAATTCTTCAGTGCCTTCTCTAATTGCTGTTTTGTATGGTTTTTCGCTGTTAATAGTACCTCCTCCAAAGTCACACCATAAATTATTATGTCTTTCTTGTCCTAATAATAGAAATAGTGTTCCTTTATATAATGCAATTGGTAAAACGCCTGCTCCCATAGTAATTAATAGATGATATTAGTTTGTAATTATATAAAATAAAATTCAATTTTTTATAGTTCACCCATATGTAAAATATTATGTAATATCAACTTTAATAATTGGTGTAGAATTTTCTTTTTTTTTAGAATTTATTTTCTTATAATTTTTTTCACTTGGATCAGCTTTAACATTCATTTCAAAATAATAAGCACCTTGTAAAAATGCATCAGCTAAATCATCTTTTTTCTTATAAGAATTAAAATGTTTTAACCATTCGGGTAAATGTTTTAGTAAATCTTGTGTATATTTAACAGCTAAACTTTTAGTTAATTTATAAGCTTTTGATTCATCACTTGCTTTTTCACTTGATTTTAATTTAACAATTTGTTGAGTTTCTCCATCAGAAGCTAATTTAATTTTATTTGATGGAGACATAAATTTAACTCGTTTAATATTTGAGTTAGTTCTTTCTTTATCAATAACACCACGAATTATATAATAGTCATATAATAACGATGAAATACTTTTCATTCTTGGATTTTTAAAGGATGGTTGATTTTCAATAACTACAACATCAGCCTTCAATAAATGCTTTTTATTTTCAAGAATATTAATTAATTTTAATCTGGTATCATCAAAATCCATTGAACTAACATTTGTCTTTTTTAATGGTTTCATTTTTATATCATTTGTTAATGTTTGATATATTTTTTTAGCATGTGCACCACAAAAAGTATTATTATTTTTATCTTTTATAGTACAGTTTTTATCACAACAATTTGATGCTTCTAAAATAAAACTACATCCTCCAATTTTCTTTTTTTCTAATTTATCATAAATTTCTTCATAAGGTAACGGTTTAGAATTAACTTGTTTAGCATGAACTTTACAATAGTATTTTAATATAGAACCATCTGTTTGTTGAAGTGTTGCATTTTTATTACAAACTAAACACTTTAATTCATCTCTATCAGTAAGGTCAATAAGCGACCAATCTATAATATCCCATTTATAAACACTTTTTTCATTACCTGATAAATCTTTTTCTTTATACTCTTTTTTAGTAAAAAAACAGTATGCCAAATGAATAATACCAACATCAAAAGATAAAATTGTCTCCATTAATATTTAAAAGTTAATATTATCTATTTAAACTATTTATAGTTATAGTTTTTAAAAAATTTTTCATTCAAATAATGTCAGAATGTGGTAAATTAGAATTAATTATTGCTCCAATGTTTTCTGGAAAATCTACAGAACTTCTTCGTAGAATTAGTCGTGCAGAAACATATATGTCAGTTTGTCGAATTCATTATTTAAATAATAATTTAAATTAATTATTATTTTTATTATATACTAATAATTTTCTTTTACCTGTTATTATAATTTTTTTATGCTTAATATTTATTTTTTGATTTTTTTCTTTATTGTTATCATCATTATCATTTAAAAAAACTTCATTCTTAACAAAATATAACATATTCATATATTAGAAAAAATTTGATTTAAAAAACTCTTAAAGATTTATTTATATACATAATTAATGGTAAAAACCAAAACAGATAAACCAATTATTTTAAATGAAAATAATATTTTAAATGAAAATATTAATAATAATTTAATTGATGTTAAAAAACTAGAAATTAATAATTTACCAGATGGTGTTAAAGTTGCAACAATGTGTGCATCTTGTATTCTTGGAGTAAAATTAGAATTAGATAATATTGACAAATATATGTCTTTACATGAAAATGATATTTTAACTATAAAACGATCTAAAGAAAATATAAGAACATTAATTGAATTAAAAAAACCAACTAAACGATCATGTAATCCTAAATACAAAGAAAAAAATAATAATTTTTATAATTCAATAACATTAATTGTTAGAGTTACAACAGGTCCAACACAAAATATTAATCTAGAACCACGTATTAATGTTAAATTATTTAAAAATGGTAGTTTACAAATGTCTGGTTGTAAGAATGTTGAAAATATTAATATTGTATTAGGAAAAATACTAGAAAAATTAAAAGCAGTAAAAGGTAAAATAGAAGATAATAAAATTATAGAAATTACTTTTATTGATGAATTATCTAAAATTGCAATTAATCATTTTAAAATTGATATGATTTATTGTAATTATAAAATACAATTTGAAATTGATAGAGAAAAATTATATGATTTATTAAAAAAAAAGAAAGCAAAATGTATTTATGAACCATGTATTCGTGCTTGTGTAACTATTAAATTTATTCCAACACAAGATAACATAGATTCTAAAGAAGTAAGTATATTTATTTTTAAGAAAGGTAATATTATTATTACTGGTGCTCGTTCAAGAAAACAAGTACTAGAAGCTTATAATTATGTTAATAATATTTTTATTACTCATAAAGATGAAATAATAAAAAAAAGTGATGAAGATGAAGAAAAAATAATTTTTAAATTTTATGATGAGGTATTAAAAGATTATGATTAATAATCTTCTCCTTGAGAAAAAACAATAGGTTTTTTCCCATCAAACAACATTACTGTATGTTCATACTGTGCCGTATATTCATTTTTATTTACATATAATGGTGGATAAGAGTGAATCCATTTATTTTCTAAAAATTCTAAATTTTTTTTATAATCAACATCAAATGATTCAACATATCTATCACAAAATGGTAATGTTTTAAATGATGAATAAATTTTAGAATAAAAAGAATTTATTTTTGGATTACTAATATTATTATTTAAATAATCTGGATTTATTCTAAATAATGTAGATTTACCAATTTCTGTTGTTTTATTTGCACCAGTAGAACCAAATGTTTCAATTGCATAAACACCTTCTTTAAATTTATAATTAGCTGGTAATTTATTACCCAAATCTTTACAAGGTAAAAACATTCCACCATGTATAATTCCATTTAATATATTATGACCACCTAAATTTTCAACAACTTTAATTTTATGATTTTTACCATCCAAATCAATATCATAAGATTCCATTATTTCTCCAATTCCTTTTGACCAATCATGTATATCAACATCAACACCTGCTGTTTTTATACCATGCATTGTAGCTTCTTTAACTGCTGTTAATAAATTATCATATTTTTGATTAAAACTAATTGTAAAAGCAGAATCTATAATCCAACCATTAATTTCAACACCATAATCAATCTTAATAACATCTTCTTTATTAATAATTATTTTAGTATCTGATGATGGAGCCCAATGAGCTGCACAATCATTAACAGACATTCCACAAGGAAATCCAATACCTTTATTAATAGTGTTATATGGTTTAGCTAATTCCATTGTTTCTTTTTCTATTGCATATGTTAAATCTAATAAACTAGTACCTGGTTTTAAAAGAGCTCTAATTTTTCGTCTAACTTCTTTATGAATTAATCCTCCTATTACAAGAGAGCCTAACGTATCTTCTTTTGGTGGAATATATTGTGGTAAATTAATTTCATTAAAAATAGGGGAAACACCTCTTAATTCGGGATATGAGTCTAAAAACGTGCCATTTGCATTAAACATTTTTTTGATGATATATATCATTAACTAGAGGATTATCCTTTAAAGTATTTATAAATATATTATTTGTTCTATAATCACCGTAAGATAATTGTGGTTTTTTATTTTCAAAAGTATTATCATTATATGATTGTGTGCGAGAGGGCATTACAGATTGATCTAAAGGTTTACTAGGCGCTGTTACATAAAATACAGAACTTTTCTTTGTATTCATTTTAATTTTATCTTTATTAATTTGAGGTCCTGCTAAATTAGTACCACCTCCAGATGTACGATTAAAAGTGGTAATTTCTCTTCTTTCATCAATACACATATTATCTACCGCCATATGAGAAGTTTGATTTTCATTACCTTGTAAACCACCCGTATAATTTTGTAAATGAGTAGTTTCTCTAATTGTTGTTTTTGCTATATCATTATTATCTTTAATATATCCAGAATAATTATCAGACCCATAAATAGGACCTTGATAATTATTATTTTCAGTTGTTTGTTTTATAGTTGGTTTAGCAATATCTTTTTCATCTCTAGAATAACCAGTTTGAATTTCAACACCCTTTACATTCATACCCGGAGTTCTATATAAAGTAGTTTGTTTAATGGTAATTTTTGTAGAATCTTTTTCATCTCTAGTATAACCCATTTGTGTCTCAACACCACTAATATTACTTTCATAATTATTATTTTCGGTAGTTTGTCTAATAGTTGATTTTGCAATATCATCATAATCTTTAGTATAACCATTTCCTACTATTCCAACAACATTTGTGCCTGGTGTAGTATGTAGAGTTGTTTGTTTAATGGTTATTCTTGCAGAATCTGTAAATTGATTTGCACCTATTTTATCCATAGGATTTGTAAAACCACCTTTATAAACCACTGTAGTTTCTTTAGTTGTCGTTTTTGCAGAATCTGTAAATTGATTTGCACCTATTTTATCCATAGGATTTGTAAAACCACCTTTATAAGCTAATGTAGTTTCTTTAGTTGTCGTTTTTGCAGAATCTGTAAATTGACTTGCGCCTGTTTTATCCATAGGATTAGCAAAACCACCTTTATAAACCACTGTAGTTTCTTTAGTTGTCGTTTTTGCAGAATCTGTAAATTGACTTGCACCGGTTTTATCCATAGGATTTGTAAAACCACCTTTATAATTTAATGTAGTTTGTTTTATTGTAGGTTTAGCAGAATCAGAAAATTGACTTGCGCCTGTTTTATCCATAGGATTTGTAAAACCACCTTTATAATTTAATGTAGTTTGTTTTATTGTAGGTTTAGCAGAATCTGTAAATTGATTTGCACCTATTTTTTCTATTGGGTTAGTAAAACCAACTTTATTAGCCATTGTAGTTTGCTTAGTTGTAGTTTTTGCAGAATCTGTAAATTGAGTTGAACCAATATTAGTTTCACCTTTAGCACCAAGAACCGTATTATGAATTGTAGTTTCTTTAATTGTTGTTGGTAAAATCATTTCATTTGAAAATATATAATTAGACCTTTGTTGTGATCCAGTAATACCAATATTTGTATTACCATCTATCATTAATTGACGAAGTGTTGTTAAAGGAATAAAATTAGAATCTATTGAATATGAACCACTATTTATATTAGAAGGACCACCTAATTCGGCAGCTTGTATAGTTGCACGTTGTGTTTCTCTATTAACATAACTTTCTTTATTGCGCATTACTGGATTAACATTTACTGCAACTACTGAGCGAGTAGGGTCATTGTATAATTCTTGTTTTTTAGGTGTTTGAAATTTAGTTTTATTTTTAGAAGGAGCTTCACCCATAGTTGAAGCATATGCAATACCTATATAATTAGTATCAATATCACCTCTTTGAGTATTCATATCAGTATATTTACCATTTCTTCTCATACCTTCTATATAAGCCCGCCCAGATACTAAATCTTCAACTTGAGTTTCTATAAAATCTGGTACTTTAAATCTTGTAAGATTATAATCAGGAGCTCTATATTCGCCTTTTTTAATAGTTTCAAGAGGTTTATTTTCATAAGATACTTTTTGTTTATTTTCACTTCTTAATTCATCAACGTTTCTTGGTGTTATTCTGTAAACAGTTCCTAAACCTTCACGATTTTCACCATCTAAACCAGGTTTAATTTTAATATTATTTTCAAAAGGTACATTACCCATATTATTTTTATTAGAAGCTAAATATCTATCGTCTAAATAATCAGTCATAACAGGCATACCATTAACATATGTTAAATCTTTCATAGGTTCAAATAAATGTTTTTTTTCTTGTTTAGGAACCCAATAATCAGATACCCCTGTAAATGCTTCTAATTTTCTAGATGAATGTTCGCTATTTGGTGTATAATCACGCTTACTAGTATTCGGTGTCATATTATTATGAGTAAAATTTTCATTTGATGTTACATTATAATTTAAAGATTCATAAACATTAGAATAACCATTAGTTAAATCTAATCCTCTTTGTAATGAATGATTTATACCTGTAATAGTCATATGAGATTCCGTCATAGCTGTTGGTTCACCCATATTATCAAAAGTTAAATCATCAAATTGTTTAAAAAATTCTGGTTTTTTTTCAATAATAGATTTTTTAAGATTTTTAGCTTGTGTTTTTTCTATATTATTCATTTTTTCACTTATATTTGTTTCATAAGAATCATCTAATTTTTGTTTTTTATTAATTTTTAAAGGTTCTTTAGTTTTTGATGTATTATAGCCTGTTAATGCTAAACCATATAATAATATACTTTCCATATTAAATATATATATATATTTATTTTGATTATAACAAATATGTAAAAATCAAAACTATATTTTTTATATTAAATAATTTATAATTTATAATTATCTTTACCAATATTTCTAGAACCTAACCCAATTCTATTATCATGAATATGGCATTGAGGATTAGAAAATAACCAAGGTTGTAAATGGTAAGAAGTTAAACTCATAGAACGAAACGATTGTATTGGAAAAGTAAATCTAGTATCTTCAGTATTTAATAAAGAGCTACATACTTTTTTATCATTAACTTTATTTTTAGAATAATTTATATTAGTTGCATTTTCGTTGCATTCAGTAGCTGGAATATTTCTACTTTGTAATTCAGATTCAATTTGAGCCATTTCACCCCAATTTACTAAACAATTATTTTGTGTAGTTGAAATATCAGATTTAGAACCAATAGGACCTACTAAAGAATAACATTGATTATTATTTTCAAAATTATCAAAAGATAATCTATATTCACCAATACCAACACTTCTTTGATTATGTAATTTAGTTGCACATTCATCATATTTAATACGATTAAAAGACATCTGCTATATAATAAAGCTTAGATAAATTTTTTAAATTAATTTCTTAAATTAAATATATATTTAATTTATTTATTTTGCGCAACAATTAGTACCTAATTGTAATTCATTTAAACTATTTGAAGATGGCATTTTCATATTAGTTGGATTAATGTAATAAATTGAATGGCACATTTGAGGAGGAGAATAATTTGCATTTACGCTTGGATTATTAGGATTGTATTTTTTATCAGGACATTTAGATTCTTGTCTATTTAAACCAAATAATTCACTTTCAACATTAGTTTTAGAACCAAATTCTAAATTATTTGTGTGAGAACCAATTGGACATTGTTTGCAGTTTTCATATTTACCTCTAAATAAATAATATTCTAATGGAGATGTACTTTCTTCTATTTCTTTAGAGTATGCACAATTATCATATTTTAAGCGATTAAAACTCATATATTATAATCTAGATTATTTATATTAAAAATATTAAATAATTATTTTTTTTTATACTTTTATTTTTGACAACCATTGTGAAATTAAATTACCTAAATATTCGTCTTCTATTAAATTAGTTTTAACATAATTATCCCAAACATAAGTTAAAACTATATTTTTTTCTTTTTCATTTATTTTTTGTGATTCTTTTAATAATTTTATAAAAAAATATTTTAATTCAATATGAATACACCAATCAATTGTTAAATTAAAATTATAATTAATAAAAGGAACTAAATATACTAACAATAATTCTAATTTATTATTTGGACATTCTAATGAAGATTTTAATGGAAAAACTAATTCATCTCTTATTAACGTTAAATAAGACTCTTTTATTTCTAAATTTAATTTATTTAATAAAGATTGTAAATATTTAAAAAATTCATTATAAGTAATTTTATTAAATCCAATTAATTCAGTTTCTTTAAAATAATTAAATAAAAATTTAATATCTGTTATATCATCAATAGGTTGATGTAATAAAATTAATTTTATTATTATAGTAATATCTATATAATTTTGACTTTGTAAATTTTTTTTTTCACCATCTCTAAAAAATAAATGTTTTTTCATATCTGCTCCATTTTTAAGCAAAAAGTTAATCATATTTGGGTCTTTTTCAAGACAAGCATATTCTAATAAAGAAAAACATTCTTTATTAACAATATCTATAGGACATCCTAATTTTAAACAACATTTAATAAATGTTGTATCACCATATTTTACTGCTTTATGTAAAGGAGTATTTCCTATTTCATCATAAATATGAAAATTTAAATGTTGTGATTTAATTTTTTTTAATTCATCTACATTACCAATTTCAATTAAATTAAATAAATTTATTTGTGTTGGTTGAGGCACCATTTTTTCAATTGATTGTTCAACTGTAAAAGTTATCATTTTATTACATTCAGTTTCCGTTTCTTTTAATAGATCTTTATATTTTTCTTTGTCTTCAATTATTGATAAATATTTTAAAGATTGTTTAAAATATTCAAAAGCTTTATTTTTATCTGTATCAAAATATTTTTTACCTGTTAAATAAGATTTTAAACATTTTTTAACATTTGCATCCATTATTAAATAATTAGATTAATATTTAAATATAAACTCCCTTTCTTCACTTAATTGCTGTGATATTTTTCTTGTTGATTCACCACCTCTTGGAATATCCATAACTACATTAGTAGGATTGTTAAATCTATTATCTATATATTCCCACCTATTAATTAATTCACTTTCTTTATTAACTTTAAAATCTTTTGTTTCTAATCTTGTGAAATTACCAATTCTAATATCATTACTTACCGATAAATTACCAAAACCTTTACCTGGCCCTGTATCATAACCACTAAAATATATTTTTTTATTTAATTCTTTTTGTAATTTATTTTCAATTGGTATTGAATAATTATTTGGATGAATATGTTTAGGTAACTCAATTTGTGTTTTTTGTCTTGTTCCAATACCAGGAGATATCAAATTTGATTCTTGTTCAATAATATTTGATTTTTCTTCATATTGCCAAAATCCAGGAGTATCACAATAATAATTTTTATTATCTGTGTTATGATATCTTTCTTTTTTATTCATTTTTTCTGGATTATATTTATCCAAATTATCATTACTGTTAAATGGAAAATAATTCATTATATATTATTAGAATTTAATAATATATTAAACTAATATTGTTTATAATATCTTGATTGATGATATCTATTGTCTCTATTTTTATCACATCCAATTCCTTCATTTTTACAAGTTCCTGAATTACCATACAACCAATGAGCGAAACCACTTTGATTATTTATTATTTGTGTCCAAGGCATTGTAAAAAAATTTCTATCTGAAATATTTGTACCCCATAAATCGGCAGGATCTTGAATAATATCTTTTTTAAATTCATTTTTCATTTCATCTTTAATATCATCATATTCACAAGCTGGTTTACGATTAACATCATCACCAATCATATAATTCATAAAAGGATTATTTTTTGTAGGTTTAACACAAGTTGATACTTTATTTATTTGTTCAAAATTTTCATAATAACCTAAAAAAAACGAGATTATTAATAAAATAATACTAATTGATAACCATTTTAAATCTAGATTTAAAATAATAATTAAAATTGAATAATAAATAGCAAATCTAGCAATAGCATTTATTTTTTGTCTTCTAGATAGACTATTATGTGGAAAAAATTCATACCAATCACTTAATAATGTAGTCATTAATAAAAGATAGGAAAAATAATTTAAATTAATAATTAATATTTATATAAAGAAAATGTATTTTATTTGAATACATATGAATAAAGATTTTAGATCATGGGTAGAAAAATATCGTCCATTAAATTTAGATGAGATTTCAGCACAAACAGAAGTAATACAATCACTCAAAAAAGTTTTAAAAACTAAAAATTTACCACATTTAATTTTTTTTGGACCTTCCGGTTGTGGAAAAACATCAACAATATTAGCATTGTCCAAAGAATTATTTGGTGAAGAATTATATTATGATAGAGTAATTGAATTAAATGCATCAGATGAAAGAGGAATTAATGTTATTAGAGATAAAATTAAAAAATATGCTAAAAAAGCAATTAATCCAAAAGAAAATGTTCCACCGTGGAAAATTATTATTTTAGACGAAGCAGATAATATGACTTCTGATTCACAATTTGCTTTAAGAAGAATAATGGAAGAATATTCTAAATTAACTAGATTTTGTATAATTTGTAATTATCATAATAAAATTATTGATCCTATTAATTCTAGATGTGCATTATTTAGATTTAAACCAATAAAAGAAAACGAAATTTATGATAAATTAAAAGATATATCACAAAAAGAAAATTTAATAATATCAGATGATTTTTTAAATCAAATTATTAAATATAGTAGAGGTGATTTAAGAAAAGCTATAAATTTTTTACAAAAGTGTCAAAATCAATATGGTAATATATTAAAACAAGATATTTTAAATGAAATTTCTGGAATTATACCAATAGATAAATTTAATGAATTAATAAGTGCTATAATTTCTAAAGATTCAAAAATAATTGATAAGGTTATAATGGATTTAGTAAATGCCGGTTATAGTTTAGTAAATCAAATAATTTTTTTTGATAATTATATTAAAAATAGTGATTATGCTTCAAATATTAAATCGTTACTAAGTTTAAAATTAACAGAGATTGATAATAATTTGTTAAAAGGTGGAGATGAATACATAGAATTTATGAGATTAGCATACGATTTTTCTAAAATTATAAATAATAATTTGTTTTTAATTTAAAGAACCTATTTATAATATTATTAATGGAATATTTACCTTGGGTGGAAAAATATAGACCCAAAAAAATAGAAGAAATTATTAGTCATGATCAAAATATAGAAACAATAAAAAAAATGTTAAAAGGTAATTCTTTACCACATTTACTTTTTCATGGGACTCCAGGAACAGGAAAAACATCTTTAATTTTAGCAATAGCAAATGAATTATATGGAACATCAAAAAATTTAATGATAATGAAATTAGATGCTTCTGATGATAGAGGTATAAATTCAGTAAGAGAAGAAATAAAAGGATTTGCTGAAAAAATAAATATGTTTTGTCAAGGAGTAAAATTAATTATTTTAGATGAAGCAGATTCTATGACATTTGATGCACAATTTGCACTTAGAAGAATTATTGAAAAATATTCAAAAACTACAAGATTTTGTTTAATTTGTAATTATGAAAATAAAATTATTCCAGCAATTAGACAAAGATGTGCAAAATTTAGATTTAGTCCAATTAATTCAATTCATATTCAAAAAAAAATATCTGAAATTTGTGAAAAAGAAAATATAACATTTGATACTAATGTATTAGAAACAATTAGTTATTTATCAAGAGGAGATTTAAGAAAAAGTATTAATTTCTTACAATCTTTATCGTTACAAACTAATCACATTACTTTAGATATTTGTTATAAAATAGCAGCTGTGCCATCTATATTAGAAGTTAAGGAAATAATAGAAACATTATTAAATCCAAAAATTAATTTTGATAATGCAAATATTAAAATTAATGAATTAATTAAAACTCAAGGCTACTCATTATCTATAGTTTTAAAAGAATTAGTAACTTATTTAATAAATAATGAAATAAATAACTTGGAACCAAATAAATTGGCATCATATTTAAGTGAAATGGCAGATTTAGAAAATAGAGTTACAAAATCAACATTTGGTGATATATATATGAGCGGTTTAGTTGGTATATTTAAATCATAATATATAAAAATTGATTTTAATTAATTTAATTAATTAATTTATTATTAAGTAAAGAAAATGGAAATAAGTCCATATGCTTCTGAAATGAGAACAAGACTTATAGTTTTAGATATTAGTAAAATAAAACTATTAAATTTTCAAGAAAATGAAGATTTTTATTTACTTCATTTTATTTTTTATAATAGTTATTCTGTAAAATTATCAACTGATTTTGATTCATATTGTTATTTTGAATCTGACACATTAGATGTTGAAGAATTAAACTGTATTTTCTTAGATAGTACAAAAAATACACCTGAAAGTATTGTAAACAAATTACAACAATTTTTTAACTTAAATTTAGAATTAGATACGTCTAATGAACAAATTCAAGATGTATTTCATATCTATCAAAAAAATGAAGAAATATCTAAAGCTCTTATTAATTACGAACTTTTAGAAAAAGAATCAAAAAAATTACAAGAATCTAAAACGTCAATGAATATTAGTAATATTCC